TTCCACGCTTTCGTGGTTTGCCGTGGGCGATTACAAAAGGCGAGGCAATACCGTCGGGAGTCATGAAACCACAAAGCCGAAGGATGTGCCAGCCAGAATGAAGAAGCTGCTTTCCGACTATGGATCGCTCGATACCGTGTCAATGGACGAGATCATCCAATTTCACTACGAATTCGAGTGCATCCATCCTTTTCAGGATGGCAACGGCAGAGTCGGCCGGTTAATCGCACTCAAAGAGTGTCTGCGCTACGGTATCGTTCCGTTCATCATCGAAGATTCCAAAAAGCTGTTTTACTACCGTGGGCTTTCCCAATGGAAAACGGAGAAAGGCTATCTGACAGATACCTGTCTGGATGGGCAGGATACGTTCAAAAAAATGATGACCATGTTTGATATCCAGCCGTAAAACTGTATTTGAGGTCGCCCCTGCATTTGGGGGCGGCCGCTTTTATCTGTCGCCGAGGTCATGGTGGATCTTCGTGTGGCAGGACTGACACAGGCTCATGAGGTTGTCCCTTGCATGAGTGCCGCCTTTGGAAACGGGCAGGATGTGGTGAACTTCCTGTACCGGAGTTAGCCGTCCTTCCTTGAGACACATCTCACAGAGGGGATGCTCCGCTGCGTATCGGTCCCGGATGCGCTTCCACGCTCTGCCGTACTTGCGGTTGACGTCGGCGCTTCGCTCGTATTTGTCGTACTTGCGGCGCTCCTCTACACGGTGCTGCTCACAGAACTGTCCATCACAGAGATTGGGACAGCCGGGGTGAGAGCAGGGGCGCAGCGGTTTTCTGGGCATTTGCTCACCTCCCGCGGGCATAAGAAACGCCACCGCAGGATCTCTCCCGCGATGGCGTTGTCCTTGATGCTTTTTCACTGATGCCATTATAGCATATCTAGGCAGGAAAAACAGTGAATTTGTGTGCACACTTTTACCGAGACAGCACTTTTTTATTTGCAGCAGACCTGCTTCATAAGCGCTTCCACCGCTAATAGCGCCTTGCCATGCATACAGTGGACGTAGCGCACACCATAGTTCATCTCAGCAGCGATCTGCTCCCAGGTCTGAAAGCAGAGGTACCGCTTCTCCAGAAGAATCTGATACTCGGCATCATCCACAGCCTTGATGACCGACATGATCTCGCGCTTCAGATCAACAAGGCGGTCGATGTCCCGGTTGATTTCTTCCTGCAGGTCGATGATCTTGCACACAGTATCTGCCAGTGTGGAGCCGCCGGAGTTCGGCGTCCTGGGCATTCCCGTCAGTGTGGCGGTACATTTGGTGGCAAGTTCGTTCAGCGATGCGACCTGTGCAATTTTTGCGTCGATCCGCTGGTCGAGCCGGTGAGCCTGATTCAGATATTCTTTTGCCGTCATATTATCCCTCCAAGTTGGCCTTGACCGCATCAATGAGTGCGGTCTGGGTCCTTTCTTTTTTACGGAGCGCAGTCATAATGCGCTCGTCGATGGTGTCTTTTGCAATGATGTGGTGAATGACCACGGTATCGGCGGTCTGTCCTTGCCGCCACAGGCGGGCGTTGGTCTGCTGGTAGAGCTCCAACGACCAGGTCAGCCCAAACCAGATGAGGGTCGAGCCGCCTGCCTGCAGGTTCAGCCCATGACCGGCAGAGGCCGGATGGATGAGCGCCACGGGCAGTTCGCCGCTGTTCCATCTGCGGATACTGTCGGAATCATCAAGTAGGCTGAATGGAATGTGGCGTTTGTGCAGTCGCTCAGAGATGCGCACCAGGTCGTGCTTGAACCAGTACGCCACAAGGACAGGTTTCCCGTTGGTAGCCTCAATGAGATCTTCCAAGGCACCCAGCTTGCGGTCGTGTATCTGAAACACACGCTTGTCCTCTCCATAGACTGCTCCGTTTGCCATCTGGGAGAGCTTATTGGAAAGGGCTGCGGCGTTCCCGGCGTCGATCTCCGCATCGCCGAGGGAAATGACCAGCTCCGAGCGCATGGCATCGTAGGCTTTTCGCTCTTTCTCGGAAAGCGTGACCGTTACCTCGTTCATCACACATTCCGGCATTTGCAGGTGGTCTGCCGCTTTCATGGAGATGGTAATGTCGGAGATGGCATCGTAGATCTGTTCTTCCGCGCCGGGCAGGGGCTTGTAACTGAACACCACCTGACCGTTGCGCTTGTCCGGGCGGAAGAAGGTGTTGCGGTAATGGGTGATGAACCGGCCGAGCCGCTTGCCCATATCGAGGATGCGAAACTCCGCCCACAGATCCATGAGACCGTTGCTGCTGGGTGTGCCGGTGAGTCCCACGATACGCTTGATGCCTGGGCGGACTTTCAGAAGGCTGCGGAACCGCTTTGCCTGGTAGCTCTTGAAGGAGGACAGCTCATCGATGACCACCATGTCGTAGTCGAAAGGAAGACCGCTTTCTTCTACCAGCCACTGGACATTCTCCCGGTTGATGATGTACACGCTGACCCGCTGCCGGAGTGCCGCCTTGCGCTCGGTTTCCGTGCCGACTGCTACCGAGTAGGTCAGCCCATGCAGATGGTCCCACTTGTGGATCTCCGCAGGCCATGTATCTCTGGCGACACGCAGCGGTGCGATGACCAGCACCTTGCGAACCAGGAAGCTGTCGAGGCAGAGGTCGAAGATAGCAGAAAGTGTGATGACCGTCTTGCTCTCAACCCAAGCCCATATCAAGAAAAATCGCAGCAATGGGATGGCTCTCAAGGTAGTCAATGCAGAACTGCTGGTAATCGTGTGGTATGAACTTCATCGGGCATCACCTCCCTCCCAGAAGATTCGCTCCCTCATGTGTAGTGCGGCGTGCTCCGATTGTGAGCGGAGGATCATGAGGTTATCCGGATCGTTATTCCGTTTATTCCCATCGATGTGATGAACAATCTCGCCGGGGCGGAGTGGCCTTCCGAGCATCTGCTCTGCAACGACCCGATGTTCATGCCGACCATACAGCTTTGTGTAAGTCACCCCATCGCCAGAATCGAGCTTCTGCCGCCGTAGTTTCTTGCGAACTTCAGGAGTCATGCGAGATGAATTTAGCTCTCGATTGAGCCGTACCATGTTACGGCTCATACTGCTGTAGTCTTTTAATTCCGTATATCCATCCGGATTAAATGTTTTGCTGCTGAAATGAGCGAGGCACCCTCGGCTGCAAAAGTTATGGGTGGACACTTTGCTTGCATATTTCGTGAAGCTCTTGCCGCACCAATCACATTTGACCGATAATCTCACTGAGTATCCCTCCAATCTGCTCCGGCCTATCGATGCAGTACACCGAAAAGCCGAGTGCTTCCAACTGCCTTTTTCGCCTTACCTGCAGAGGACGGAACGTTTTGCCCGGCGCTTTCAGTTCAATGAAGGCAATTCTGCCGCCGGGCAGAAGGATCAGGCGGTCTGGCACTCCATCAAAACCGGGGCTTGTAAACTTTGGGGCAAGACCGCCTTTTGTGCGGACAGCCTGCACCAATTTTGCTTCTATCGTTTTCTCACGCATCGTGACCTCCCATGTTCTTAAAACCCGAAAAGCCCTATACACGCGCAAATGCGTGTATCGCGTGTTTACTGCACTTTATTCCTTCTTCTTTCGATATATAAGAAAGGTCAGGAACAAAGGAACAAGACTGCCGATTTTCTTTGCTGCTTATGGGGCCGCCGCCGTTCCCACGAGGTGTTCTCTCGAATGTGCCAAATGAGCACGCTTTCCCTCGGAACTCGTTCCGAAGAATGGTCGGTACAGTCTTTTTCATCTGGAACACTCCTTGGGAACGAAGACATACTGCGGTCCGTAGAGCGGGATACGCATTTTGTTGTCCAGCCGCTTCCAGCCCAGACGGGCGAGGATGGCGGTCAGCTCGTTGCTGTCCGTTCTGCGGATATTGGCACGCTCTTTGCCGAAACACTCGCACCAGATCTCCATGTTGGACACCTGGGTGCGCTTGACCGTACCATGCTTTTGGGTATCGCCGAAGTCGCTGCCGGTGAGGAAATTGCGGCGCTCGAAGATGTCCATGCCGTCCCAATCCTCCGGGAGCAGGGTGTCGAGATACAGACGGACAAGCCCTTCACGCTCATCGGACTCCATTGCCTCCCGCTGTTCGGCTTTCGACAGAGCTTCCAATTCGGCACTCAGATAGAGCTTCTCGCCCTGCTTCACATATACTAAGGTCTCCGCCCAGATCTGGCAGATCAGCTCCGGGGTCAGATCCCAGGAATGCTTGATGCCTGTACCGGGTGTCTTGACCGGCCAGAAACGGCGGTTTCCAGTGGTGTCCCGCAGATAGCCGGACTCTGCATTAGTAGTGCCGAAGAACACGCACTGGCGCAAATGCGGCGTTGCTCTCTTGCCGAAAGCCGCACGGTAAATGTCGTTCTGCCGGGAGAGGAAGGAGCGCAGCGTTTCCACTTCGGCCTTTTTCAGACCCGCCAGTTCGCCGATCTCCAAGATCCAGTATCCTTGCAGTTTCTCGGCGGCGGTCTTGTCCTTGGTGTCGCCCAGGTTCAGACTGTCCGAAAACCACTCTCCGGCCAGCTTGGCAATAAGGGTGCTTTTGCCGACACCCTGGGGACCGTTCAGCACCAGCATGGAGTCAAATTTGCAGCCGGGATACAGCACACGCTTGATGGCGGCGCAGAGCGTTTTCCGGGTGACGGCACGGACATACTCGTTATCGTCGGCACCGAGATAGTCGATGAGCAGCGTATCCACTCGCTTTACGCCGTCCCATTCCGGCAGATTTTCGATAAACTCACGAATGGGATGGTAGGACCGATCATCCGTGACCTTCGCCACGGCGATATCGTAATTTCGTGCAGAGAACGTGCCGTAGTGGGAATCCACATAGCTGATAAGCTGGGCGTCATCCGCATCCCGCCAGAATTTCGAAGGGTGCCGCCAAGGTACCTCTCCCTTGATCTCCATGCCGTCCAGAAGCTGATTGAATACCAGCGGCTTCAAAAGCGGGTCGTTCATGAGAATTAAGGCGAGGTTCTGCAGCGTGTTTTTTACCTTGCCGGTCTTGTCCAGTTCTAAGGCGTTCTGCCAATCCTCGTCAGAGAACTCCTCGTTTGCCTGGGCTTTGCGTTCCTCGGCAAAGACCGCCTTGACCTTCTCGTCCTTGATGGCAAAGTCTGACATAGCCTGGAAGGACAGCAGCTTGCTGGGTGCGGTGTCCGGGGCGCATTTATCGTCCAGGTCACGGAAACGATGCAGGCGCACCAGGTCAAAAGCGTTCAGCAGCCGACCGCAGACCGGGTCTGTGGCATGGTGGCTGTATGCGAACTTGCCGTCATAGACGATGACACCGGCAGAGGAATCGGCAGGGATATAGTCGTAGCGGCCGTTCATGGCAGACGGTGCATACACGTCCGAGAGGAAGGTGTCGATGGCTTCCTCCACGGTATAGGCACGGCAGAAAGCGCCCACCACACCCGGCTTTGTCAGCGGGTCGGCCTGCTGGGCGATGCTGTGCTGCACCACCTCGGACTGGCGGCTGGATACCGGCCAGGTGGAGGCGTCGTGCCAATCATCGTAACGGGAAAGGTATTCATCCGGGTCAAGCTCTGCACCGTCCTGTATCTTGTAGAAAAACTCGCCGTTGGCGGAGGTGGAAGGCCAATACATGAGCCGGGATGCTTCGTAGGTGGTATCGTCAAAGAGGTCGATGCCAATCTCCTTTGCCACCATGCGGGCGACTGCCGGATATTCCTCCTCGCTGATCTCCCGTTTCAGCGGAATGAGCAGGCGCAGGCGGGGATGCTCCGGCGTGTGTTTATGGGTAGAATAGACGCAGCACTTGAAGTCGTGGAACAGCGTGATCTCCTCCCAGATGTCCGGAGTGCCGTAGTCCATATCCAGCGTCAGCAGGGAGCGGCACAGCACCATGCCGCTTTTGCGGCGACCTTCCCGGAGATGCCCTCCGACAAAACCGCCCACATCCTTGATGCCGTCCTGCTGACCCTTTTTCAGCTTGCGGTATTCTTCGACCGTTTCCGTAGTGCGGATGGTGCTGCCGCAGCGGGCACAGAGATCCGCCCAGGAGATGTCCTGGTTCTTCCACTTTTTATCCATGCGGCTGTTGCCGACCGCGATTTTCATCTTCGTACCTCCTCACAGGTTTCGGTAAAGTAGCGGATAAGCTGTCCTTTCCGCCTGGCTTTCTCGATCTCAATGCTCATGCCGCTGGTGATTTTCTCTCCGAACACCCACAGCTCGGCACACTTGGAGAGCAGCACGATGTCCATGAACAGCGCCAGGTCACGCTCTTTGCGGTCGTTGTCATTCATGAATTGGGGGAAATAGATGTGCGGCGCAATGGGGACGCATCCGGCATCCACGGCAAAGCGGCAGTAAGTACGGGCGTTCTCCTGATTGCGTACTGTATCCCCGGCCAGCGGAGAGCAGATATACACCACAGGACGGAAGGCTCGAAGTGCCTTGGCTTCCTGCTCGATCCTGGTCAGCGCCTCGTAAGCGGTGGGGTCGTAATAGCGTTCAGAATTGTATTTGTCGATGCTCAATCGGGTCACCTCAGTCTTTCTTGTAATAATCACAGACATATCCGTCTGCCCGGAGCAGAAGCCCCGAAGCCCAGGTGGGCGTTTGCCCCATGACGGAGCAGATATCCTCCAAAGAGGTATCCGGCGGCGCTTCGATGACCACCTCATCGTGGACGTGCATAACGATGCGGTATCCGGCAGCATTCAGTCGGAGCATGGCTTCCGCAAGAATGTCCCGCGCAGTCGCCTGGACGATATTCTCCACGAACTTGGGGCCGTAGCTTTCCAGACGCAGCCACTTTTTCTGTTCACCGACGCCTTCATAGGTCACGGACTCGTTGCCAAAGCGGTTCATGCCCATCTTCGGCTTCACATACACGAGCCGTCTGCCGGAGGGCAGAACCACGAACATCATGCCGCTCTGATAGTAGAAGCGGATGCTATGTGTTTCCGTGACGGTTCGCTCCCGGACGCAGGTGGAAGCTGCTTTGTCTACATCCCACCAAAATTTAGTGATGTGGGGATTCGACAGCCGCCACGCATCCACCAGAGGTTTCAGTTCTTCCTCCTGCAAGCCATAGTTCAGTGCGCCCATTGCTTTCAGCGCACCCACGGAGCCGCCGTAGCCGCAGTTGTGGATGAGGTGTCCCGATACGGTAAAACGGTGATGCTTTCCGGCATTTCGTATGTCATAAATCGAGGTTCTTTGCACCGCTGCTTCACAGCAGCCATCCGTCTGCACAACCGCTTTTGGCATTCCAACGGTTGCGAGTTGTGGTTCATGGCCTCGTTCCATCGTTTTTCCGGGCTGATTATTTCCACCCAGCCGTATCGGCTGTTCACCATTTCCGGTTTGTACGAGATGTGCGCCGCAGGCGGCGGCAGCTCCGAATTGTATCGGCCACGATTGCCCTTCGACCCAAACGAGGTGGTCAGGTGTGGCGGTGAGTCCTTCATAAGTGATGACACCCTTTCGCCCTTTGTAGATCACTCCGCCGTGGGATACCCAGCTTTCACCATCCCACAGCTTCATTTTCGGTGTAACTTTTTCGATTGGGACAAGCCCCACGTCCGTCAGCACAAGCTGTCCTTCGGCAATGCAGGCCAGTTCTGCGATCTTGCCTTTCTGCCGGAGATGCCCGTTCACGCCGTGCTTTTCCACGGGGACATGGAACATCTGCGAAGCCGATTGGCAGTAGATGTCACCACCAGATCTGAACAGATCCATGCGCCAGGTTTCTCCCGCATACCAGGCAATGACCCTCGCCTCGATGGCGGAGAAGTCGGCAACATAAAAGCGGCAGCCGGGTTTCGGCACAAAGGCCGTGCGGATAAGCTCGGACAATACCAGCGGCACCGAGTCATAGAGCATTTCCACGGCATCCGTGTTGCCGCTGCGGACTAAGGCTCGTGCGGTGTCCAGATCCGGCAGATGGTTCTGGGGGAGATTTTGCACCTGTATGAGTCTACCGGAGTAGCGGCCGGTGCGGTTGGCACCGTAAAACTGGATCAGTCCTCTGGCCCGGTCATCTGAGCCGACCACCGTCTGCATGGCGGTGTATTTCTTGACGCTGCTCTTGGCAAGCTCCTGCCGCAGGGAGAGCGCCAGCTCTACTTCGCCGTCCGCCTTTTCGAGCATCTCTGCCACGGCGGCTTTGGAAAGCGAATCCGCCTCCACACCTTTTTCAGCAAGCCACGCTTTGAGCTGTACCGGGCTGTTGGGATTATCTAAGCCGGTAACAGATCGGGCCTGCTCCATGTGCGTCTGCTTGAAGCGCTCGTCGCAGCGGATCGCCTGGGTGACGAGGGTGCGGTCGAGCATGATACCCCGGTCGTTGATCTGCTGGTCGAGGGTGTAATTGCGCCACTCGGACTCGGTGACTGGAAACTTAGAGAGCTTCTGCTGGATGGACATTTCCGTTTCCACATCCCGGAGGTTATAGGCTTTGAACAGCGACCATTTTTCCGGTGCATCTGTCGGATAATGTCGAATAAGCGAACCGTCCCTCGCTTTTGCCGGGGTACAGAAATATCGGATAAGGTCTTTGCCTTCTTTGAGCTTCTGCTTTTCGAGACCCAGCACAGCGCCGACGCCTTCCAGCGAGAGCGGCAGTCCCAGCGTTGCCGCCCAGACCATCGTGCAGCGCCAGGAGGACGGATCGAGATATTGTCCGGTGGGATAGCCGAGATAGCGGGACAGGCACACACGCTCGAACTGCGCGTTGAACGCCCATTTGGTCACAGCTGGATCGGTCAGCGCAGAGCGGACATCGGCGGGGAGTGTTTCTCCGGCAGTCAGATCCACGACCTGAACCGGCGCACCGTCTGCCGAGTAGCCGAAAAGCAGCACCTCAAAGTCCGGAGCTTCGACATAGCGGTACACGCCGCACTTCGTTAAATTTTCCGAAGAATAAGTTTCCAAATCCAGAGAGAGCGTTCTTATTTGAGCCATTTGAAAGACCTTCCGCGTTTCACAGCACTGATCGTTGTCTGAGACACACCATAAATTTCCGCAAGAGCCGAGCCTTTCATTCCGCAGAAAATGGAAAAGCGTATTGACTCAACATCTTCAATACTCAGCTTGCGCCACACTCCACCTTGACGGTAAACATCAAGAATGTTTTCAGTTCTCGTTCCATATCGCAGGTTAGACAGCTGGTTGTCTGTCGGAACACCATTGATATGCAATACTTCCATACCAG